AGACACAAAAAGATGGACAAAATTGGATTGCTTCATTACACTTTCTAAGGACTGTAACAAAAATGTATTATGGCGGGGTCAAAAACCAGGGCAATCCGCCACCAGTGTGTAAACTTAATGGTTACGGAGATTATATCTACAAAGACGTTCCTATCGTTATTACCAACTTTACTGTTGAATTGAGAGAACAGGTTGATTACATTGGAGTTAATGTAAGGAACGGAGACAGTAGGAGTGCCCTTGAAGAATCCATAGTGGCTCCTGGCACAGGTCAATTTGGACCGGCTAACAGATACGCAGATGTGGAGGGTATATCACCAGGTCAAAGAAATGCTATGACAGGCTCTCCTACTCTAGCAACAGAAAGCACCGGCTCAGTGAATTATGTGCCTACAGATTCTTTGATATCTGTTACAGTGGTTCCAGTGTACTCCAGAAACAAAATATCACGCAACTTTAATCTAAAAGATTTTGCTTCCGGTGATCTAACTAAAAACGGAGGCTTTATCTAATGTCGCAGTATTCTAAAACATCACCTTATTATACCACACGGCAAGGTAGAGAATCGTTAGGTTTACTGAGTAAAAGATTGTTCGCATTTGAACAAGATGATATTGTCTACGAAATTGATTCATTCTATGAAAATAGACCGGATCTACTTGCTTTTGATTTATATGGATCGGCGAAACTTTGGTGGGTATTCATGCACAGGAATATGGACATCATTACAGATCCTATCTGGGACTTTGTTTCTGGCACGACAATAAGAATACCTAAGAAGACCACACTTGAAAAGTTTTTAGGAATATAAAATGTCAAGGATAAATTTATTCAAAGATAATTTGTCTGATAGGCCTATTAAACAATCTCAAAACAAAAAAGCAAATAGTATTGACACAAATTTTTTCCAACAAAGTGCTGATAGAACAAAACCCGCATCCATAAAATTAGTGCTAGACGATTTTGAAGAAGTTTCAAAAAAAAATGCTATCATTGATCAAGTGGGTGCTCCACAAACCAATTTTGCTCCATTTGGATCAGCTCTAGCATCAGAATCCTCATCAACATCTAATGTTGGATCAACCAATGTCATTCCAAGATCAAATCCACTGTTTGATTTCGAACCTGTCAATTATATAATTTCCTTATCGTGCATTAGTAAAGAAAATTTCAACTCAGCAGGATCAGGAGAAGAAATATTGATTGCTAGAAGTGGTGGGAAAGGTGAACAGTCTGTAGGCGTATTAGGCAATGATTATTATATTGACAATCTAGTAGTAAGAAACACAATATCGCCTACACCACAAGCTCAATCTGGTGCAGTATATCAAGTGTCATTTGAAATTACTGAGCCATATGGAACATCTTTTGTGGATGCATTAATTACCGCCGCAAAAAGACTAGGGTATGATAATCATTTGAAAGCAGTATTTCTGTTGAAAATAGAATTCAGGGGCATGAAAGATGAAGTTCCTACTGATATTACTAGTCCGTATACTGTCAAACGGATACCAATACACATATATGCAGTAGAAATGAATGTGGAAGCAGGAGTAACAACGTATCAATTACAGTGTGTACCGGCAACATATCTTGGACAAACAGAATTACATGGCATAACATCAGAGAACATAACAGTTACAGGTGACACTGTTGGAGAAGTATTAAAAAACTTCTTTGAAAAATATAATTCAACTTTACAAACTTTAAAAGCAGAGGATAGAATACAAGAATCGGATGTATATGAATTTTCTGTATCTGAGTCTTATCAGGAAATAGTGGACTCACAAATCCCCTACGATGTTAATAGTGATTCTTCAAATATTTTCAACATTAGTAATGTACAGGAAGGCCCTCCGGATAGGCGCAGAAGAGAAATTACAATTCCAAAAGGCACTGGCATGCAGACATTCATTGAAGCTTTAGTCAGAGAAAGCACATATTATAGGAGTCAATTTGACACCAACGGCCAACCCATTAAGTCAAAGGAAGGTTTTTTACAAGCACTTAGAACCACAACAAGATTAGAAATACTTTCTACTACCGGTGGCGGTGGCGGCAATCGACCTGTGTATAAATTTTTATGGATTGTTCGTCCTTTTTTTGTAAGTGAAAATTATTTTAAAAAAGAAGCAGTGGATGTGGTAAGCAATGTCAATCCAGTAAGGCAATATGATTATCTTTACACAGGAGCAAATAAGGACATACTTGATTTTGCTGTAACATACAAATTTGGTTTTTACCAAGCTATTCCTTACTTCAAAGGGTCGGGAAACAAAGTTCCAGTTAGCACACAATCTGGAGAAATACCCACAGATAGTGAAGATGAAGATACCACAGGAACTACAGGCGTAGGAACCACTCAAGTCACAACAGAAGTTGTAAGGACAACCAAAGATGGATTCATTGCTGACCTAAACACAATCAATGGCGAAGTAGCAACAATTTTTGAACAAATAATTCAAGATCCATCAGCTGATTTACTAGTAACACAAATGGAAATTCTAGGAGACCCCTGTTGGATAGAACAAAAAAGTGTGCTTAATGAATCATACCAAAATTCATACATAGAAGGATCGCCAAATTTGGACAGATTCGGATCAGTAACAGGAGATGAATATGAAGTTTTTGTCCAGGTAAATTTTAAAACGCCTACTGATCTAGATGATACAACAGGTTTGTTTAAAATACAAGACGCCGCATTTTTCGAAGGCAAGTATAAAGTTTTTTTATGTGAATCAAGGTTTGCAGGAGGCGTATTTACAAATGTTTTACAAATGGTTAGAATGCGTCATCAGCCAACTGATTTTGAACGAGAAAATTTAGGTTTATCGCCTGGTAACAACGGTACCACAGGAGATGGATCCGGATCTACCAACTTTTCAAATGGTACTAGCATAGATAGTAACAACAGCACTGACAACGTTGTTGATCAACTGCCTATACCTAGAATAACCATTGAAACAATAGGCAATAGGAATAGGGTAAATCCAAGAATACCAAACAATTAAAAATGGCTGAAAATCGAACAACAAAATTTACTGATCTAGCACAGGAAATTAAACAGTTTCCTGGGCCTTATGTAGGATATGTCAAAAATCCTACTGATGTTAATCGAATGGGAAGGTTGTTTGTACACATACCAGAACTCCATGGAAAATATGACGAAATAAACAAGAGTCAATCCCAACAAACGGTGCCATGTCAGTACTGTTCTCCGTTTGCAGGACAAACTCCTTTGGCAAACACTGGCGATGATCCTAGAGAATTTGCCAACACGCAAAAATCATATGGATTTTGGATGGTACCACCTGACATAGACACTAAAGTTTTAGTGATGTTTGCTAATGGTAATCCAAACCAAGCGTATTGGATAGGATGTGTGTTTGAAGATTTTATCAACAACATGACTCCAGGTATTGCTTCTAGCAGTAATTTTGTAGGTAATGAAAGCGAAAATGCTAGATATTTTGACGAATTGTCCTTAGAAAATGTTCCAGTAGCAGAAGCTCAAAGGAAAGCTGAGTCACTGAACGTGTCCAGACTCAACACAAAAGCAAGAGAGGACATAGCTTTTCGTACTAGACCTGTGCATACCCCCTACACCGAAACACTGATCGCCCAAGGCTTAATTAGTGATGACATAAGAGGCACAACATCAGCATCTGGAAGACGTGAAACTCCTTCACAAGTATTTGGCATTTCAACGCCAGGACCTATTGACTTTGATGGACAAAGGACAAACAAAAAAGAATCAATAAACAGGCATGGAAAAATTTACAGCGATTCAGGTGATGAATTCGCATTTGAAAGAGTTGCCCATTCAAGATTAGGAGGTAACACATTTGTAATGGATGACGGAGTGCCAAGATTTAGAGAAGGCAATCAAGATGTAACTGAAATTAAAGACGAACTGATTAGACTACGCACAAGGTCAGGAGCACAACTGTTGCTTCACAATACCGAAGGACTGGTATATCTCATTAACAACGATGGCACAGCATGGATGGAGTTTTCTAAAAATGGAAAGATTGATATCTATGCTAAAGATTCTGTTAGCATACACACCGAGAACGATTTCAATCTTAGAGCGGAACGTGATCTAAACATCGAAGCAGGCAGGAATGTTAACATAAAAGCTACCGGACAAAACACAGGCGATACATTGGTCAATTCAACAGACGATGCGACAACAGGTAGAGTGCGTATTGAATCCGCCGCAAACACAGAACTATTCATTGGATCAGATGGTCTCATCAAAGCTGGCTCTAATGTAAAAGCATTTACTGGAAAAGACTTTCTTGTTAACACAGACACAACTAATAGTGGTGAAATACATTTTAACACTGATGGCAAAGTTACCACTTCAGTTCTAACAGCACTCGCTACATATGACATCACGGACAGTGACACAACACAATCTATAACAAAACGTGTGCCAACCAACGAGCCATATCGTGAACATGAAAATAAACCTGCCAACACTGAACCTTCACTTACAGATAGAGAACAACCAGATCAAAGGTTTTTAGGATAATGCCAGGAATAGTGAGAGTAGGAACAGACAAACATGTTGGACATGCTTCTCCAACTCCTAATCCATTCCATCAAACTTCCTATGCCACAGGTGCCGCAAAAGTTTTTGTTAATGGGGCCAAAGTTGTTAGGATAGGAGATACTACAGGTTGTGGAGATCCAGCGGCGGCAGGATCCAGCAACGTGTTTGCTGAGGGTATTGGAGTTCACAGAATAGGTGACGCAACCAGTGGGCATGGATCTTGGGTGGCTAATGCCGCGGCTACCGGTTCGGGAGATGTAAAAGCAAATGGCTAATCCTGATTATGCGACACTATTGCCACAGATAGCCGCTGAAAGTGATCCAACTGCCAAACAGGCATTGATTGACCAGTGCTATGTGTTTGAAACTACACCAACTGTGTCAGAACAAAATTTGTTCAATTACATGGAGTCAGACTACGTAGAAGACAATCCAGGTAACACTGATGACTCATCTTCAGCTGACTCATCTACTTTATTTTCTGCCTATGCAGGAGTTTATTTTAACAATGATGGAGAATCGACATGACATTAACTAAACGCTCAACCAAAGGATCAGCTTTAACCTATTCAGAACTGGATGGCAATTTCACACATCTAGGCGGAGATGGCACATATCAATTTCCTTCAACTGATGGCACCAGTGGCCATGTCCTAACCACAAATGGCTCAGGCGCACTAAGTTTTACAAACCTTTCAACCACTCCAATTGTTTTCAGTGTGCAGAATCTGACTGGTCCAGGCGCAATCAGTTTGACAGAAACCGTAACATTCATCACCACAACAGGCACAGATGCTTACACACTGGCAGATGGCACAGAAGGACAGATCAAAATAATCGTAATGAAGGGGGACGGTGGCAATGGCACTCTTACTCCAGATAATCTTGTGGGGTTCACAGCTATAAGATTTACTGATGTCAATAATTCAGCTGTATTGCTGTCTGGATCCACTGGGTGGAACATAATAGCACTACAACAGGCAACAAGAATATAATAGGTAGTAAATACAACAAATGGCAGTAGTAACATACAAAAATCAAAAAGCAACACCACAAAAGACGCCTAATGCCCAAGTATACAGTGGATTTTCCACACAAGGTAGAGAGTTCAAAAATCCAAAATTATATGACGTTGAATTAGTAAAACAAGATTTACTCAACCATTTCAACATTAGAAAAGGTGAAAAATTAGAAAATCCTGACTTTGGCACTAACATTTGGTCATATGTTTTTGATCCTTTGGATGGCGAAACAAAAGATCTAATCATCCAAGAAGTTGAGCAAGTTGTAAACTATGATCCTAGAGTGGCTCTTGATCAAATAGAAGTTTTAGATTCGGAACATGGAATACAAGTGAGAATGACTATACTGTACATAGGATATGGACTAGGAGAATCTATTAATTTACTATTTGATAACCAACAAGGTTTGTTACAAGGACAGACGCAGGTGTTTTCAAGCCAATCGTATTAAGTGCTACGTTAATCTTTCAAATAAATATTTTAAATGGCAACAAATAATCGACAAAATACTCTTTTAGCTAATACAGTTTGGCAAAAAATTTATAGAACATTTTCTCAAGCTGATTTTAAGTCATATGATTTTGATACTATTAGACGTACTTTAATTGATTATCTCAAATTAAATTATCCTGAATCTTTTAATGATTTCATTGAGTCATCTGAATATGTGGCTCTAATTGATATGATTGCCTATGTTGCCCAATCTATATCATATAGAGTTGATTTGAATTCAAGAGAAAACTTTATTGATCTCGCTGAACGTAAAGAATCTGTTCTACGTTTAGCTAGACTTATTTCATATCAGCCTAAAAGAACAATATCTGGTAGCGGCTTCTTAAAAATACAATCCATCACAACCACTGAATCAGTCCTAGACAGTAACGGACAGAATCTAGCAGACACTCCGATCCTATGGAACGACTTGACTAACGACAATTGGCAAGATCAATTTAATTCAGTGCTTAATGCATCACTCCCAAAAAATCAGTTTGTCAACAAACCTGAATTGAGTAGCACCATAGCAGGAGTGCCAACACAATTGTATAGAATAAATGGATCTAATTTTGATCTTCCGATATATCCGTTCAGTAAGTCAATTAATGGAATCAACATGGAATTTGAGGTTGTGCCTTGTTCTTTTGCCAATGAGTCCTATGTTTACGAAGAAGCACCAGTGCTAGGAAATTCCCTTTCATTGTTGTATAAAAATGACAGTAAAGGCTTTGGATCAAACAACACAGGATATTTTGTTCATTTCAAACAAGGAAATCTTAATTCACAGGACTTTTCTATTACAAACACAGCTCCAAACACAATTGTATCCATCACAGAAAATAATATTAACAACGATGATGTGTTCCTGTTCAAGTTAGACCAAAATGGAGTAGTAGAACAAAAATGGACTAAAGTACCTGCTATAATAGGAAACAATGTAATTTACAATAACCTTGAAAAAACAGAAACAGAACAGTTTGCTGTTGTGTCAAAAGCCAATGATCAAATCGATCTTGTATTTTCGGATGGCGTGTATGGCACTTTGCCGCAAGGCAACTTTAGATCCTTTTTTAGGCAAAGCAATGGACTTACATATCAAATTAATAAAAGCGATGTCCAAAACATTAATATAAGTGTAGACTATGTAAGCAAGTCAGGACAAATTAATACAATTACTTTGAATTGTTCTTTACAATCAAATGTTTCAAATGCATCAAGATCACAGACAATCAACGATATTAAAACTTTAGCTCCGCAATCATATTATACAAACAACCGTATGGTGTCTGCAGAAGATTATCAAATAGTTCCACTGACAGAAAATCCATCAATTGTAAAAGCAAAAGCACAGGTTAGATCTGCTTCT